TCTTGCGCTTCGGCGTGATACTCTGCTCTAGACCAAGGTACTGCTCAATTGTGCCCAGCGCGATGATGAGCGCCTGCCGTATGCCCAGCCATAGCGCGCGCTGGTCGTGCGAGTGCTCATAGTCGGTGCTTCTGGTGTAGCTTGCGCTGGAACCCGATACGCTACTCATGCCCTCTATCCCTCACCATTTCCACGCCGTCACCCGGTACATCAGCGCCGCGCCGACAATCAGCCCGGCGACGAAGCACAGTGGGTACAGCCACCATATCACTTGCCCCCTCCAAAGAACCCGCCCAGCCCCTTGATGGCCCCGCCAGCTGCGCTGCCCAGCGCCCCGCCAATGATGCGATTGATACAGTTCGCGCCAAACTCTCTGATCCACGCCTCTGAGTCGCGCAGCGCCTCTTGAACTGTGATCCAGCCCCGCGCGCTGTGCCACCTCGCCTGCCGTTCGGCGTTCTGGACAGGCGGCGCATAGCTGGCCCGCGTCCCAAGGAATGCGGCCATGTTATCGCCAAACCCGCGCACCTGGGTCGTCCACGAGCGGCCCAGTGTCTCACTGGTCGGGTATGCCTTGCCCGTCACCGTGCGCGTGCCGAACCCGCGTTCGTACCACGAATACCCGTTAGTGCCCGGCGGGCGGTTGGCCGCGGTGTCGGGCGGGTAGACGGCGATCTTGCCCCGCAGGTGCTCCGCGATACCTTTGAACATCGCCTTTGTGCCCGTCGTCAACTCGGCGGGCATCAGGCGCAAGGCCATCATCAACTTGTCCAGATTCTTGATCTTTAGGTCGATGGTCATTGACAAAGCCCCTTCGCCATGGTATAATGGATCTGTCTAGGCAATGCGGCAACCCGCGCTTTTTGTTTTGTTCTCATACCTGCCCGCCTCCCGCGTTGCCTAGACAACAGCGCCGGTCGAGGTGGGCAGGTTTTTTGAATGGAGGACGCTATGTCAGATATCATTTTTGAATATACCCTGATTGGCTGCAAAGAGGGCTGCATTTATCGCCTTCCTAATACAGAAGAAACAAAAACCAATTATGATCCTCGACGCCACATCCATTATACCGTCCTTGAAATTACGCCCCATTGCGCCCGCGTCGCGGAATGCGCGGCAAGGCGTGCGGAAATCTATCAACGTGCTCAAGATGCGTCCGATGCGGCATTTGAAAGATACAATACTATCCGCACCAAATGCCGCGGCTCCCAAATGGCATGGCGAGAAATTGCCGACGAATACACTACGAAACCTTGCCCCTTCTTCGTGCCAGCCTCCAGCGCTTGAACTTCTCCGCCCACATTTTCCGCTGGGTTTCCGTCAATGGGAAAACCCAGCGGTTTTTTATCATATTAGTTCCGCTTCCTCTGCGAGCCATCGTTTGTCCTCAAGACTACCCCTGTTATAATCATGCGCCAAATCTTCAACGTCTTCTTGCGAAAGCCTGAGCGAGCTGGCGTTTTGTTCTGCCCATGAGCGATATTCAGATACAGATGGCAACTTGGGAAAATCTGCCGGTATGCCTAATTTCTCCCGATATTGATCTGGTGTATAGGTTCGCCATTGCCATTTGCCATCTTCATACTCAGCCGCCTCTATAGCAACTATTGCCCTTTTAGGTAATGCCCCTTCTGTAATTGCTCCGTTTTCTGTTCCTAGAACATCATCCACAGACTCACGGCCGAGTTGTGTCATCTCCGCCGGTGAACGAAGCTGATCCCTAAGAGCAGTCAAATACATTCGCACCTTGCCGAAACTTCCCTTGCTGAAAGCCTCAGCGTTCGCAACATATAGGCCCTTGCGTTCAATACCCTGACCGGGTGCGTATGATGTGACCTCGCCTATATCAGGCTTGAAACTAGGTTCGATTCCTTGCGTCAGGAATATCTTGGCTGTCTCTGCATCGGTTTCACTGATGATATCGTAAACGCCTTGTGCCCGTCTTGTGTCTCGCATTGATCCAGGTTGAAAACGATCAATGATGGTCTCGGCCCCTTGTAATAGTCCCGGCTCCGCCTCTTGCTCCTCCTCAGCCGCCGCCGTCACCAGCACCGGCTCAAGAGTTGTCCAACAACGCCCGTTCGGATGCAATGGTGGGTCAATCGTGCCATCCGAGAATGGCGTGTCCAGTCCGTCCACGCTCTCATTGTGTAGCGCCTGACAGAGGGGGCAGACTAACCCATCGTTGTTAGTGTGCCAAGTCTTCCGCCAAGTGAACAGGCCCGCGTCCTCATAGCCCCGCGCTGCGATCTTGGTCCCTTGCGCGTATGCCCTGGTCACTTCTGTGACGCCGACGAGTTTGGCCCTCTTGCGGTCAAACGCGTACAGGCCCTCCAACTTGTCGAACAGATCGCCCATTGTCGCGCCCGGTGTTTCGATCCAGGCACCGACGTGGCGTTGTAGGCCCTGCTTGGTCGTGTTGTCAATGCCTTTCACCAGGTCATAGGCATACTTGCGCGCCCAGTCCACGGCATCGGCGTTGACCAGCGTCCAGTCTACGCCGACGGTGTACTGGCTCTCCATCTGTTCGACGAGTGCCTGGGCCGCCGCCTCGCTCATGTCGCTCAGTTCGGGCAGCAGCAAGGCCAACAGAAGCCGATCCTCACTGTCCCAGAACTTGCTATCGAGCCGGTCGGCCAAGTCCTCGATGGCGCGCCGACTTTGCGGAATACCCCCGCGCAGCCGGTCCTTGATGCGCTCTAGCTGTTCTCGCCAGAATTGGTAAAGAGCGTTTTCGATCCGCGCCTCGGCGGCGATCTTGGCCCCGCCATTCGGGTCCTCGTTGCCGTCCAGGTCTCTACGGATAGTTTGCCCAGTCGTGAAAAACTGTTTCCCCGCCGTGGTCGTGGTCGTGGCAAAACCCGGCGGCAAAAGCCGCCCTGACCTCCTCTTCAGTCGTGGCCGACTTGAGTGCGTCCAACACGCCAAGACTGACGTCTGGCGGGATGTGCTCAGAGTCAAACGCATATGCCGGATCGCCGCTGTCCTTGAGCCGCCGCAGGGCGATGCGCTGCCACTTGCGCAGGTCGTCTTGTGCGGCCTTGCTCACGCCCGGCTCCTCTTGCGGCTGCTGCCCCTCGGCGACAATGCCGCCAATGCTGCCCACGCCCCCGCCCTGCTGTTGGACGGCCAGTGGCACGAGCGTTGCGCCTAGCATCGGGTCGTCAAGCGGGTCGAGCTCCAGCTCAGCCCGCGCCTCGTCTATGCTCATCACCTGCCAGTATACGCGCCGCTCCTGCACCAGCAGCGAACGGTCACGCGGGCGGATGTCGTCAAACCGGCCCCGCAGGTCGTCACCGTAGAACGGGCGAATGATGCGATCAGTGATCGTCCGTGCGAACCGCGTGCACATCGGCCAGACGGTGTTCTCGATGACCGTCGCCTTTGCCGCCTCGGCGTTGGCCCGGTTGGCCTGGACGCTCCAAAATCCCTCTGGGAAGCCATACACCCGGTCGATCACTGTGCTGTTGAATACGCGGCTGCCCAGGTACTCCGCATCCTTGGCGGTCATGCCGAGAGTAGTAGCTTTCAGATCTCCGGCGCGGGCGATGATCCATCTTTTATGCTCCGTCTCGATGTCGTGCCGGATCTCCTCTTTGACGGCCTCGAACTGCCGGGGTGACATCTCGGGCGGGACGCTCAGGATGGCGTCGAGTGTTAGCCCCTTGTCATATGCCTCTTTGTTCCACTCTGCCGCGGACCGGTCGCTTGCCATTTCCAACTTGTACGCGCTGATGGGCGACATGCCACGGTGATAGTCGAACGGGTTGGCCCGGCGAAAGAACGCCACCGACTCAGGCGGCAAAAACCGTTCTTGCCCGTCCCGCGTCGAGGTGTAACCGAATCCCCGGATGTAATTCTGCGCATCTGGGATGGGCCGCATCCGGCTTGCGGGTAGCGGCCAGATTTGCGCCAGGCCGCCCCCTTTGTCGGGTACGAGCATCCAGTATGCCTCACCGCGCAGGCTGTACCACCACGCCGTATACGTCAATAACAGCTCTTGATCCCAAAATGGGCATGGGAACTCTAGCAGCACCTCGAACGGGTGCGCCTCTATCGCCTCGTCACGCTCGCCCGTTCTCTGGTACACCCCGAATGGCGTCGAGGCCAGGGTGTTGGCGATGACGTTGATGTCACTCGCCACCCAGGTGCAGCAGGCCGCCAGCCGCTCTAGCTGATCCTGACTCCAGTTGTTAACGTTCAACAGGCCAGAGCCGGGCGATGATTCCCCGCTCAGGATGTAGCCCAGTTCTGTGTTACGCGGGATTGTGTCCGCCTTGACGAATCCCAATCCTGATACCGCCCGCTCTAGCCACTTGTCTATAATGCTCATATGCCTACACCCAGCCTATCAGGATTTTGCGCCCTTCCATTCGGGCCAACACCACGGCGTCGCCACAATCTGGGGAGTGCCCAAGACGCGCCTTGATATCCTCTTTGCTCTCAATCAATATGCCCCCCGTCGTGATCTTCCAGCGTGGCGCACACAAGTCGGCCAGTAGTTCATTGTCTCTTGGTAGGGCGATATCGTCGCCTTTGATCGGGTCAAGCGCTTCCCTCATTCCCCAATACGCTTCAGCCCGCTTGTTGCGCATGGCCAGCCGGCCCGACCTGTCGCGCGCGTCGCTTTTCTCCGCAAAATTGACACCCGTCACCCGGATGCTCTGGTTGGCCAGGTCGTCATAGGCCGATGCTCCCACGCCGATCACGTCGATGTTGATCTGTGCATCGTCATCGCCCAGCGCCATAATCGCCAATGCCGCCGCGCTGGGACCGTCAGGCGTCGCGCGTCCGTCGTGTTTCTCCAGTGGCGCAAACCAGTTATCGTATCGCCTACTCAACACCGTCTGGTCATCTCCGCCCCTTGCCACATCCACGCCCAGCATAGTCAGCGGCGTGTCGGGCCGTTCTCTCTGCTCCCAGCGGTCAAAGGCCGCCCGCACCCAGGCCGTCGGTATCGTCTGCCACGGGTCATCTTGCGTCCCGACCGTAAAGTCACCGTAAAGCAGTTGTGAGCGCAGCGGCTCCGGAAGCCCCTGCAACGTCTGCTCATACCCGGTGCGCATCAGATACACGTTATCGCTCAGCCGGGCCGGGATGAACGTCCGCGATTGCGGGATCACCGTTTCGCCGTCCTGCTCGAACGGTTCCGGACCATCCACCTCCAGGCTCTTGCCCTTGATGACCGCGAACCATCGTAGCTCGCCCGGTTGCGCCGGGCTGGGGTGCGTATCATCCAGCCACGGTGCCCAGTAGCGGATCACCCACTCGCCCTCCGCATGTGTCGGCGGGTTGCCCGTTGCCACCACCCGGCAGCGCTGGCCTTCTGTGGTCGTGCGCAGCCAGCCGATCAGAAAACGGTACTGCGACTCTGTGAACTCTGTCACCTCGTCAAAGGCGATCAGGTCATGCGGTCGGCCCTGGTAGCGCCGCTTGTCTTTCTCGTGCTGTACTGCCCCAAAGTCGAGCGACCGCCCGTCGGGAATGTCGCGCCATACGTGCTCTTGCGCATTGTAGTGCGCGTGGTCGTCTAGCAGTTCATGGCTCCGCTCGATCAGGCCCGTCGCCCCGGTGAGCTGCGTATACTCACGCCGGAAGATGATCGATTTTTCATGTGCTGTTATCGCTAGGCCCTCAAGCAAGTCGCTGTTGTGGGTTGGGATAAATGATGTACCGGCAAGAAAAATCCCAGACAGCGAACTTACCTTAATACATCGAACGGGAACGCTCTCAATCGGCTCAACGCCGACAATGTACCGCTGCTCATGCGTTCCTCGAAAGCCTTTTCCCTTTTGGCCCTCTAATTTGCGCTTCAGGCGGAAAGCTGGCAAAGAGGTAAGGAACTTGAGCCGGTATTTTGGCCCGCAATCGCGCCCGTTTAATGTCGCGCGCCCTTCGGAAATAGCGACCTTTATCCCCAATGTACCCAATAACTCGAACATGCCATCGCGCAATGCCGGGCTAGTTGTGGTAAACTCACATTGGCCTCGTGGGTCACAATAGCCATCGGTGTCCATCAATCCTTGAAGGAGCGCTAATCTTTGCCCGGTAGATCCCCGTAGATAAATGGGCAAGATTCGCTTTTGACCGATAAGGCCCAATTCTTTTAAGGTTGTTAACAGGCCATAGATGCCATAAGCAATTTCTGACCGCCGCTTGGTTTCGTATTCTTCTTCTATAGAATCAATTATCTCTGGATCGGCGGTTGTTATTTCTGCCTTGTAGCTGCTGCCATCGCCTAGCCACGCACCAAAGATATAGGGATCAATAGGCAAATCGGCCTCGGGCAATTCAAGGGACTGGCACACCCCTATAGAATGATTGGTGCGCCCTCGCACCTTCAGCGTATGATAAATGTCTTGCGTTGTGCGCACCTTGCCCATCGGCGGATCTAGCAAGGCATAATCACGCTCTTTGTTTGCCATCACTAAGTCTGGACGCCGCCCAGCGCTTCGGCTGGGACGATTGGCGCGACGATTGGCCCGGTATTCTGGCGTGCGTCGATGTGCCTTGCTTCGCTCGCTATCCGTCATTGTGTGCCACTGGTGGCCCTCATCTGCCACCAATGACGCGCCATCACTAAATGTTATCCGATAGCATGGATGCCCAAGCATTATGCCAGTGGCTGCCAACACGATACAGGGCTGACCGTTTTCATCCAACAGGCAATCACCGGCTTCCACATCTGCCATTGTGGTCCAGCCAGTGGGCGTTGGTAATGGCGTCTCAATCATAAGCGCCTTTCCCCCACCTGCCGCCCCGCCGTAAAACAGTTCATCGGCGGGCGATAGGTAGGCCAGCCATTGCGGCCTACTCTGCGGTGCCCACAGCGCCGTCCCCGCTCTCACCGACTCCAGGTATACAACTTGCGATGGCGTCAGCGAGTGAAGATAGTGCGCGATCTCTTTTTTCATCGGTTAGTGTGACGCTTGTCTCAATCGGCCCGCCGTCCTTGCCGGATAGCTCGGCGCGCTGTGTGGGCTTGCCCATTTCCCATTCGATGATCTCAGTGGCAACACCTTGGCGGATATTTTCACTGTTGCTATCCAAGCCGCCGACTTTGACCAACATGGCCTTTGCCAGGTTGCGCCGGCGGACATGCTGAGCCACAACAAGACCGTCCTCTGCCATCAGCCGCAGCGCCTCATCAATCGGTGCCTTGTCCCGGCTCTTCCAGTGATAGACGGTATCCGGTTTCATCTCCAGGGATTCAGCAGCCTCTTTGTCTGTCTGTTTCTCCAGACGCGCCACGACGAACCGGATTTGGTCTGTCGAAAGCTGTCCCAGAACAGCCCCTAGCTGCTCAGATATGGAGTTTTTTGGACTCGCTTGGATTTCCTCTGTCATCGTCTTTCCGTGGTCTCGCCTCAAAATCCAACACCACACCTTCACGCTTGTAGGTCATCAACTCAGCGGCTTGGACGATTGCCGTCTCGGGCAGGTCCAAGGTCACCCTAATGCCCGAATCCGCAAGAGTTTGGACCTTGGCAACTGTGGCCCAGAAGGCACTCACTCGTCGCCCTCCATCAACTCCGCCCCGCACGCGATCAGGTGATACCCCAGTTTGCGCCGTTCATCTGGCGACCAACATCGCGCACGGAGCACCATATCGTCTACCAATCGACGATCACTCGACGATAGGCCGGTGTCAGCACCGGGCGCAACGTCAATATCGTTCCACGAATCAGGCGCGCGCCGCCATAACGGCCCCCCTATCTGTCTGTTTTCAGTCGCGTCGCTCTCGCCAAGAGACGAATCGAACAGGGTCCACGCCTCGTCGCTCAGGGTGTCCCAGGCGTCGCATTCGAGCTGGAGGCCGCTCGCATCACTGGCGGGCCGCACTATCTCGAAGCTCCGATCGCTCGATTCTACACTCGTTTTCCTCACCTATTCCCCCTCAGCCGGGGCCAGCTCTCCCCCCTATTCACAAGAGAATCCCCGCCTTTGTGAGTAGTATCTCAATGGCTGCTCTACAAGTGATAGGCATAAGCGGCTCTCTCCATTCCTGCTCAAGACGATATTCACGTACCAGGCAAGACGCAAAGTTAATGTCTTCACTTGGGCTAGTGTCATGATCAATCACTAACACAACAGCCATGCGCCCCGTCTCACTCACGGCATCGCATTGGCGCTCTAGTGCTAAACGTTGCCCAGACGGGATGCTTTGCCCTCCTAGCTTGGCCTCAATCCACACAAACAGCTTATCCCGAAACTCGACAAAGCCGTCAACGTCGGTTGGCGTTATGCTGCCAAATTGCAGCCCCGTGAAATCCCTAAGCTGTCTGGCTCTTTCCCTGTTTTGAATCTGCCCCCGCATATAACACCACTCCAAACCTAGAGAACACGCCTCCGAACGCTTTTACGTTCGGCCCGATGTAAAGCACCACCTGCCCCTGCAATGGCGCGCCGCTTGGGTTGCCGTCCACATCCACGAACTTTACGCGTCCCCGGATAAAGCACACGCATGACGCCACATCCAGAAGCGTATTGAACCACGCCGTCTCTGTCGCGTTGTTGACGAGTATGCACGCCTCTGTCACATCGCCGAATCTAACGTGATTCGCCAGCTTGTCCGCAAACAGCCCGATCAGGTTGGACGCATAGGGCGGATTCATCCACACGCGGCCCCGCCAGTCCCACAACAGGCCGTCGTCCTCTTGGCTGAAAAACGTCTTGGCTTGTACTGTCTGGTTGGCAATCTCAGACGATGCCGGATCGAGATCGATGTCGCCCATCACTTGGCGCGCCGCTGCGATGTACTCTGGCGGCGTGTACCACTCGTTGTTGCCGCTGTTGTGCGCGACGTGGGGCACACCATTTACCTTTTCAGGTAGCCCCTCTACCCACCCCTTTAGGCCATGAGCGCGCTTGTAGCAATACGGGCAATGATTGAACGTCTGGCTATCGTACAATTCACCACAAGCAGGACAGGTTATAATCCCGTGATCGGGGCGGGTTATCTGCTCAACAACCCGCTTGATGTGTGCCCCGGTTATTTTCTTGCCCTCTGGCACAGTTTCTACAGCCATCGCCCAGGCTTCGCGCTGTTGGTCGGGTTCTAGGGGGGCTAATGGAGCGGCGTGTGATTCTCGCTCCGGCGCTGGTAAATGTAGGAAATTTCCTACATTTGCAACAACTGTCGCGGCCTCCATTAACTCATAAGCCCGAAACCGCTTTAAGCCCCACCTGTCCCAACAGTACGCCTCGAACGTACCCCATTGCTCCCGATACAGCCGCTCATCTCGAATTGTTAAAAGAGCATTCCCCACGTCAACAAACGTTTTTAGTCCGCGATCAATCACGGCCTCGCAGCGTTCAAGCTCCGCCTGTTCGTTTGTCGTTAGTTCCAGTTGCGCAACTTCCGCCAACATTGTCACCTCCGCTTGTGACTCCGCAACTTTTCAAGTGGGGCAGGCGGTGCGGATGTCCGCTTTTCGGGTGCTACCCTAGCCCCACTCATCGTTTGTCTATTCCCCCTCAGCCGGGGCCAGCCTACACCCGCTGCCCTATCGCCAACCCACCGCCCGCCTCAGCCGGCCCCGGCGAGGAAAGGAGGAAACCGCGCAAGGGAGAAGAGGGAACCCTTGCCGGTGGTCTCACGCCTTGAACCATACCCGAACGCGACGGCACGACTCCGGGTCAAACGCCGTCGCCGTTTTGAGTGTGCCCTGCTTGACCAGGCTATTCAACCGCGCGCGCGACGTTGCGTTACTCATGCCCGTCGCCGTCATGTAGTCTGTGACCCTGATGTCGCTCGGCTGTACCACGCGCACCTGCGTCATCTCGACGATCTCGGCCAGCAGCGCCGCCTTGTCCTTGGGACTCATAGCCGCTCCTTGGTGCGCAGGTCCAGCGTTCGCTTGAACGGGTGAATACCTGCCAGTTTGCCGCCGTCGATCTCCAGCGCCACCATGCCATGTGTCTGCCGGTTTAGGCTGCGCATGGCCTTTCGTGCGTGGTCGCCTACCCCACAATAGGACGGCGTGATGATCAGATCGGCCTTGTCCGTCCCGCCCCGGCAGGGCAGTTCCAGGTACTCGTGCACCCACTCGTGATAATGCGCCCGCAGCACCACGCGCGGCGGGACTTGCCCGCTCACTTGCTCGCCCAGCATCAGATCGCGCAGGTAATAGCGCGCCGAATTGCCCTTGAGCCACACCCGGCTGCCAGGAAATGGCCCATGGTGCGCAGCGTCGATAGTCACCCCGTCAACGTCGAATAGGCCGTGGTATAACGCCTCGACGTCCTTGCCCGGATAACGCTCCTGCAGCATCCGCGCCACTACCATCTCGGTGCTGCCCTCGCCCATGACGTGCACCCCGGTCCCCTTGACGATGCGCACCGTGCGCACGTTCGGCAGTTCGAGCCACGGTATCAGGTTGTTAAATGCGATCTCGATCTGGTCGTATCGCCGGGTAGATACAAGATGCTCCGGGAACGTCACCCCTTGCGTCAGGTCGCCACAGTGGATCAAGACAATTTCATCGTCCCCGGCCAGCTTGATCGTACTGTCCCTATCGTCCAGATAACAGCGCCACAGATAAAGCTGGATGTGCGTAAGCTGTGGCTTCCAGGGCACCAGGTTGCCGCGCTCGTCCTCGTCGTAGAGCGTGGTATCGGGATTCAGCAACCCCGCCTTGTGCCCGCCGTGCGTGTCCGAGATGTCGGCCACTATTCGCCGCACGATATGCCCTTTTCTTCCCCCGACTATCCTGACGGCCCGCCGAACCACCCGAGAATGCCCGCCACGAAGCCGGTACAGGCGCTAACGATAGCCGACCACGTTTTGAGGTTCGCGTGCTCGCGGCTGTGCAGGTCTGCGTGGTTTTCCCACTTGAGTGTTTCGACGGCGCAGAACTTGTTGAGGCTGGACGTGTTGCCGTGTACCATCTCGCCGATGTGTTCCAGCCGTGCGCCCGTCTCGCCGCGATGGTTCATAAACTCCAACCGCAGCGCCTCGATGGAGCCTTGCAGATCCGCCACCTTATCGCTCAGGCGCTCGACCTTGGCCTCCAGTTGCGCATCTCTCAGGCGGCCATTCCCGTTGTCTACCGTCACGCCGCCAGGTGTCATCATAATGTCTCCGACGCTCTATCCCCCGATAGTCCGTCAGTCTCCCTCGGCGAGCACGAGCTTGCCGTGCATCACCTGCGATAGCCCGGTCGCCACAAAGGCGACGGCAAAAAGCGATTCCACCCAAGCCTGCACGTCGGCGGGCATCGGTTCATAGCCCAGCCCCACGGCCCCGGCATAGGCACCCATCGAAAGCGCGGCAGCCAGTGCGATAGAAATGTAGCGCTTGGCCTCGCTGCTCATCTCCCCCAACTGTGGCACCTTCTCCATAACAAAAAACGTGACCACGCCCGCGCCGGCGGACATGAGCCACTTGAGAACCTCGGCCAGCAACCCGGTTTCAACCATCAAATCACCTCCTCACCCCAAAACAAAAAACGCCCAGAGACGGCAAAGCCACCCTCCAGGCGTTCCTATGGACAGCCGTTGTGTGAGACATACAGCACCTCACTGGCCGAATCCGTTAACGTTCACACCTAGTATACCACTAGTATACTAGTTTGTCAAGTTTGGCAGGGAATCTCTAGCCTTTTTGATACTACCATACCTAAACCGAGAAACATCGGCCCCCACGCCGCTCTAGTCGAATCTCTGGTATACCCCGCGGTATACCCATAGTATACTAGGTAGTACGCGCCATAGTATGCCGAACCTTAAATATTTCGGGATTTGGCAGATTGGGGATTGACAATTATATAAAAATCGTTTATAATATGAGTAGAGATTGAGAGCAAGTACCGACAAGGAGAGGCGAAATGACTTCAACCAAGATCGCGCAGGGCACCACAATCCACTGCAACCGCTGCGATGGTATATTCGACGCCCCAGCAGGATTGACCCGCCAAGGGTTCTGCGGAACAAAGGCTGCGCGGATTGAGATTTTTGCCAAGTGCCCTCTTTGCGGACAAAATGACTCGCACTGGGTTTATGCAGCGGACGTTATGCCAGAGTTTGAGGGTGGCTTTGATGCCCGCCGCAAGGCCGAGCGCAAATGGTTGAGAGAAAACTAGGAGAGGGACCATGACCGAGCGATATAGCGTGGTTTGGGGTGGCGACAACGCCGGAATTTACCGCGAGAGCGATGGTATTACGGTTGCGGGTTGGTATCGGTTGATGCGCGATTATGGCCAGATGCCCTGTGATGTGGCCCGCTATTGGTCCGACGAGGCGATCCAAGCTGCCGGGCGCAAGTATGACTCGAGGGCCAAATGACCAACATAGCCTGCCCACAATGTGGCAACATCAAGAGCCAGGAACATCAGCGCGAATTATGCAAGCGATGTCTCGCCCAGGGACACATGTACCGCATGATGACATGGGACGAAATTAGAGCGAGCTTTCAGCGCAATTGGGATGATGGGTATCGCTTGGTGGCGCATCGGTTGGAGCTAATCGCGACCGCATTAGACAGCACAAATAAGCTTTCGGGCTAGACGAAAAAAGGAGAGGGACCATGAAATCAGAGACCGTCATCGTTATGATGTCACCAGAACTCAAGGCCGTGCTGGTCGCAATCTGCGACCTGGAAAAGCGCACTATGTCCGAGGTGGTGCGCGACCTGATCCGCGAGAAGGCCAAGGAATACGACCTTTGGCCGCCGTACCTGACACGCCAGCACCCGGCGTCCGAGTTGATCGACTCGGGCGTCGAGTACACCGTCGAACAGGAGACGAAATGAGCACACAAGATCGCATCGAGCAACTCCAACAGGAATCCCGCCAGTACCGCGCCGAGGCTAGGCTATGGAAGCGCGCAGCCGAACTCCTGCCGCTGATCGCAGCGCAAGCGACGGCACCCGTCAAAATGTCGTTCAACACGTTCGTCGCCCTGGCCGCGCACAAGGGCATCGGCATCAACGAGGATCGCGAGGCATTTCACGCCTTTGTAAGCGGGGGCTATGGAACCACCTTGCTGGCATTGGCCGAATGGTGGAAGGCGTGGGGCTATTTCTGCCGCCTGCCCGACGCCATAGACCTGGCGAACACCCAGAACGACACCCGCTATGCCGGGGCGTGGTAACGGCTCCCCCTTCTGGCCGCGACCGCCGTCGTTGCCAGAGGGGAGCGCCGAGAACGCCGGGTGCTCCTGGAAAGGGGTGTCCGCCAACGCCTACAATTTGCCCCGCTCTGACTGTGTGGTAGCGGGGGAGAGGGTTCACAGCTCCGGGGCTGGCGACCCCGGAGCACCATATCGAAGGGAGAGAATGCAATGAACGAGAAAGCACTTGTACCAATCGGGCACGAAATGACGCTACAAGACACGATGACCTTGGGTGGAACACTCGCCAAGTCTGGCTATTTTAGCGACGCTAACCAGGCCGCGCAGGCTGTCGTGAAAATTTTAGCTGGACGCGAGATCGGATTTGGCCCCATCGCATCCATGACGGGGATCAACATCATCAAGGGCCGTGTGACTCTGGGCGCAAACCTGATGGCCGCCGCCGTCAAGGCGAACCCGCGCTACAACTACCGCGTGATCAGCCTGAACGATGACGGGTGCGAGATCGCCTTTTTTGAGGGGCAGCAAGAGGCGGGCCGCTCGATATTCACCAAACAGGACGCGCAACGGGCCGGGACACAGAACATGGGCAAGTTTCCGCGCAACATGCTCTTTGCCCGCGCGATGTCGAACGGCGTCAAGTGGTTTTGTCCCGACGTGATGAACGGACAAACCGTCTACACCCCCGATGAACTGGGCGCCGAGGTAGACGAAGAGGGGAACATGATCAACGTGACGCCGTCGCCCCCCAGTCAAGACGCCACATTCGAGGAAGCGCTTGACCCGCCGCAAGAGGCCGAGCCGCCCGTCACCCCGCCACACTGGATCACCGACCCCAAAGTGCGCGCGCGGTTCTGGGCCTGGACGAAAGAGCAAACGCTGACCGATGCACAAGTCCACGAGGCCCTGGGCGTGGAGCACGTCTCGGACTACACCGGGACGATGGGCGAGGCCAAGGCGGATATCGAGCAGTACATCGCCAACTGTGCCGGGCAAGACCTGGAGGCCGAAGAGTCCGAACCCGTCGAGGACGTCTATGACCAAGTGGACGACCTGCCATTCTAGCACACAAGCCCGCCGCCAACACGGGGCGGGCAGAGGAGGAAACATGGCCTACACCCGCACGACCGATATCATGCGCCAGCGCTGCATCTGCGGGCGCATCCACCGGGTATGGTTCGAGTGGACGGGCCATTTCGAGATGGCGCGCTTTGACCGGACGGTGTGCGAGTGCGGCAACCGGCTGGAGTACGACGCCAATGCGATAGAGGAGAGACAAGATGTACACTAACCCCGGTTTGTGCCTATGCTGCGCCGAATACACCGACCACCGCAACGACCGCGAATTGTGCCCCACCTGCGCCGCCCTGGCCGCCGAGTGCCAGGCCCCCCAGGCGTTTGTCGCCCGCAAAGCTCACGATCCAGCATGGAACAAATGGGGCGGATGGGTAGCGCATATGAAAGGCATTATTGGCCCTGACGATCTCCATGACAAACTGGTCGACCTACAGATTGCCCTATTTTGTACGGCAGAGGAAATGGGCCTTGACATCATCCGCGCCGCAACAGAAAAGGCAGCGCGGGATGTGGAAAGAGGAGTAAGGTGAAAAATATCAACCGTTTGTATCATCAAGCACGCGCGTTCGTCAGCGGTTATTTCTGGCTGCCCTGCCCCATCTGCGGGCAATATTTCGGCGGACACGAAAAAGGACAAGGCGATCTGATGACCTCCTGGTTTGATGGCGTGTCCGTATGCCCAAATTGCGCCGCCGAGGCGCAACGGCGCAATGACCAATTTATGGCTGAGACCCCGCGACCCATCGTTGAATTAGACAGTAGGTCATGGGCATGACCACCGTCCAACTCGCATTTGACGACACCCGGCAGCCATCCGCCGAACTCGTGGCCGACGTGGAGCGCTGGTGTCGCACCCGCCCCGACTTGTACGCCCGCTCACGGCTGGTGTACTGCCAGCAGCGGGACGGGACGGTGTGGATGGTGAGGAACCCGTACTACAAGGAGGCGTGAAATGATCCCCGTCGGTTGGACAATCGTGATCGCCATTCTCGGCGCCATTGCGGGCGCATTCGCAGGTCTGCTCGTCGGCGCGCTGTGCTGCGTCGCCGGGAACGCCGACCAGCACCTGGAGGAGCGATGAGCGGCTATAATCTCATTCGCCCCCTGACCGACCGCGACCGGGTGTGCTTCGACTGCCCGCTGGCACCCGACGAATGCAACGAGCACGATCCAAGATGTCCGTTCTACCGCGACCGGCACAAAGAGCGCGACCCGTCGACCTGGCAATGGTTGCGGGACGCGGTGGACGGCATAGAGCCGGGGCAGAGGCGGCGCGTGCCGTTAGGCGGGGCGAAAGCCAGCCGGGTGCAAAACCACCTTTATGGCTATGTCCCCACACCCGACGGGTACAAGTGGGCCACTCGGCAGGATGGGGACCACCTGATCGTATGGCTGAAGGAGAGATGACATGCTCCACGACCACACTGACGGCGAAAAGGCGCACGGTACAAGTCTGCGAAACGTCGCCGATTATAGCGACTGCAACGTTTGCGAGGGTTGCGGTGCTATCATCAGCCATAACAAGAGGTTGTGCCACCAGTGCAGCCGAGAGCAACGGAACGCAAAGATTGAGGAACGACGGCTGGAGCGCAGGCTGGAGAACCACAGGCGGTTTGAATTGGAAATGAAATGCCGCGGGGCCGATGCGGTCCTGGTATTTCTCGATCGGCATAAGGCGAGAATGGTAGAGGAGGGATACGAATGAACGCCAAGACGAGAACCATCATTCTGATCGCCGTCATCGTGCTGCTGGCACTGACGACGCTGGCATGTGTTGGTGATGACCCATACGGCGAGATCCGCACGCACGGGCTGATCAACACGCCGCGGGCACCTGCAACCCCGACGCCGACGGTGTGCCCGCCGGGGGTGATACCGAGATGAAACGAGACGCCTACATTGCCCTGTCCTTCGCCGCCGCCTTTCTCGCCGCCCTGCTGGGCATCACGAGTTGGCTATGGTTCACCCGCGGCGACCTGGGTGCTGCGTGGTACTTGATGGCCGTGGCCGCTACGCTGGCCGCCATCGCCGGGGTGCTGTTTGGGGCGGCTGTGGATCGGCGGGCGGGGCGATGACTTGCTTGACAAACTCGGCAATGTGTGGTAAGATAGAGCTGTCAGATCAGTGGAGTGGGCGTTTTCTTTTGCGCCGGAGAGACCTTCACAAGCTATACACAGCGCTTGTCTCAAAAGCGCCTGTTTCATGCGGACCTACGCCCGCCACTGGTCTGACAACCTGGCGCAACAGGAACGCATGAAGCGGGCGCTTTTGCGTCTGAGAAAGTGAGGACTAATGAACATAGCACTGAAACTGCTTGACTTGATGTCTGCTCAAGATGACGTCACACACCTGAACGAAATGGGACCGGAGTGTCAAGAGGAAACAAGGGCAGCCATCCGCAAGCGTAATTCGGTCCGTGACGAAATAGTGAAACACGTTTCTACAATGGGCGAGCTGTCCTTAGACTCCACCAAGGGGTGGACAGAAGCAGAACTGGATTTTGATAAGTGCTGCACCAAGCTAGCGCGGGCGCGTCGGGGGTTACAACGTGCCGAACAAACTATCCGCAACTTGACGACGGCGCTTCCACCAGAGGATGCACTCAAAGCGTGGAATGAATCGGACAGCCTGCGAGCAGATTTGGAGGCCACGGAATGACCACCTACGAACGAGACGACTTTCCCGTCGAACCGCCCGACATCGAACTGACGCGGGCAGACAATGGCTACCGGCTCCAGGTGGGCTTGCTGCAAACTGATTTGGGGAGCACTCGGGCTGCGAACCGAGAGCTTTGGAGGCAGCTAGATGACGCACGCGCCGAACTTGAGCGGGTGCGCGGCGAGCGGGACGAGGCGCAGGCCGAGATAGAGTGGCTGCGGAAACAGATGCAAGCGATCTGCAACGAGGCCACAGCGGGATTGGGGCCATATGAGGCACTGGCTACCAATACGCTGCGACCTGTCATCACCAAGGCCGCCCAATGAACGTTGACGCCATCCTGAGATTGGAGACAGCGCAGAAAGAGAACAGAGAGCTGCGGGCGGAGCGGGACGCCCTGAGCGCCGCCCTGGATGCGTTGATAAGCGAGAGGGACGCCTATGATGAGGACTTGGGGCAGGCGCGGGCGGAGGTGGAGCGGTTGCGGGCGGAACTCGAACGAGTTGCACCATTTCTGATGGTACACGGGCAATTCCAGGCCGAGGACACCCAGCCATGACGCCCACCCACGGCGCTATCACCGCCCCCGACGGGTGGGTGATGCGCTGGGACCTCGACCGCACCCCGAGCCGGGTGGAGTATGTGAAACCGGACGGACAGGTGTACTCGCAACTGTCGGGCCAGATTACGGGGCCTGACTTGGAGCGGTACGCCAGGCGGCTCCGGGCGGAGCACGCGGGACAAGGGGAGCTGGGGTTATGACCACGATCACCCGCCACAATTGGCGCGAATACTGTACCGAACCGGAACTATTAGAGCAAGAAAGGGCCAACCTCGTATCGCTCAAAAATGAGGCACGAGAGGATTGGGGGCTGATGGAATTCCTCATTGCACAGACGGCGGCAGAGAGCCACGCGATGGGTGAGGTTTCCACGGTAGACTGGGATTACTCCAACCTGCCGATCTGGGCCGACGCCAACCGTCGCCTACAGCGTGCGCAGCTCGTGGCCTGGGAGCGGTGGAAGGGACTAGCCAACGTGCCACAACAGATGGAGTTGGAACTGTGACACCATACTGGCAACACGACGGCGCGAAACTATACCAGGGCAACGTGTTGGACGTGCTGGAGGGACTTGGGGCGGGGAGTGTTCACTGTATTGTGACCTCTCCGCCCTACTGAAGTAGTGGGGATTACGCGACTATGGCCTTCCCCCCGTCGAATGGCCCACGGTGCGCTACAGTCCAATGCCGGGACTGCCCGAGATTGAAGTGGCGGGGTGTGCAGAGGGGTGCGAGCATGTGTGGAATGACGGGCCAGAAATCAAGTATTCTGGAGGCACAAGCCACGCCTTGACTGGACAGCACAAAGATAGTCATACACACTTCTCAGGGACACACGGCCAATACTGCCAGCGCTGCGGCGGGTGGCGGGGGAGTTACGGATTGGAGAGAACGATTGAGGAATATGTGGGCCACACGGTGGCGATATGCCGGGAGTTGAAGAGGGTGCTCAGAGAGGACGGGGTGATGTTCTGGAACTGCGGCGATTCTTACGCTGGTAGTTGGGGCAATTATGGCACCCGGGACGGTAAGCAACGTAGCCGAATCTCTGAGCGATGGCATCGGCAGGCATATGAGGACGCGGACAACGGCTGGCGCGGATTGCCCCCCACAGCCAACCCAGGCCCGGGCCTCAAGCCCAAAGACCTCTGCGGCATTCCGTGGCGGTGCGCCCTCGCCCTCCAGGCTGACGGGTGGTGGTTGCGGAGCGCCCCGCCGTGGATCAAGAAAAACTGCATGCCAGAGTCGATGAACGACCGCCCCACGACCGCACACGAATACTGGTTCATGCTCACCAAAAGCGAGCGCTACTACTGGGACAAAGAGGCCGTGAGTGTGCCCGGTAGCGCAACGAGCCATGGCGGCAATGGGGCAAATGCCGGCGAAAAACGCCGCACGCTGCAAGACGGCGAGAATGGCACCCTGGGCCAAACCGTCCACCAGGTGGGAGCGCCAGGCCGCAACCTGCGCACGTCCGACTTTTTCTATGACTCCCTGGATGCCCTCATTGGCCAGCAACGCGCCTACCTTGCGCACCTTGAGCACCTACGGGACAATGGCGGGCTACTGCTCGATGAGGACAGCGATCCCCTGGCCCTGTTGGTGAACACCAAGGGATATCCTGGAGCACATTATGCCACGTTTAATGAGGACTTGATCAGGCCGCTCATTTTGGGATCAACGAGCGCGCGCGGATGCTGTAGCGTTTGCGGCGCGCCATGGGAGAGGGTGATAGAAAAGACAACCATTAGACAAGGGAGCACATATTGCTCATTACAAGACACAGAACAACCCCCAAATATCCGGCATGGTAAGGGAGCCTCTACTATACGATCTGATATTACATCCACCACCACCGGCTGGCGTCCCACCTGCTCGCACGACGCGCCCACGGTCCCCTGTACCGTACTTGATCCATTTTCAGGATCGGGGACCGTTGGGCTTGTGGCGGTTCAGCATAAGCGGCGAGTGCTGCTTATTGAATTGAGCAAAACGTATTGTGATGAACACATTATTCCAAGGCTAGAAGCACCTATTCAGGTACGTCTCCTATGAACCTCAATATGCTCTGCCCTTGTCAACAGCTCAAGATTCTCAACGTCGTCATTCAATGGATCTTGATCGATATGATGAATTACCATGTCGTCAGGGATACTGCCGTGCTCATTTATCCAAACTACACGGGCAAACTCACTCCATCCTCGTGGGCTATTATGGAGCTTGATCCACCTGCGTTGGTGCCCCCCTTTATCGGTTCGGATGGTTACAGTGCCCACAGGAACACGATTAGCAGGCACATCGCCCTCTTGGAACTCGGAGTCTGGAGACAGGTGGATACCTTTCAGGTCTTTATTCCAAGGCACATGGCCTGGCTTGAATGTCGTACTATTCGGCCCGTGCCCTTTAGCACGCTGATTCCCGCGCATCTCTTTTGTCTTTGTAACAGCAAGGCATTTTCTAGAGCAATGTTTGCCGCGTCCCCTTTTGTAATCGCTGGGCGGGACATAAAATTCTTTCCCACAGACTTGGCAGACACACTTGACTGGCATAGTAACCCTCCTATCTTTTCGTCTATTATACCACAAGAGGGACAATCGCGCAAGTTGAGCCGGGCATACTGTGACGAGCACATTATCCCGCGCCTGGAGCAGCCCCTACCCGTGCGCCTGCCGGGGATGTGAGGAGATGATGCGCGTTTTCACCTTGACAACGAGGGCGGGATGTGGTATGATAGGGGTGTCGGACAAGAGCCGTGCCAGCGGCAAATAGAGCACACAGATAAATCCGTACCCTTCTGAGGGCCGGTAGTCGTGTATGACGTTTCTGTGTGCGCGCTTACCGACCTGGCAACCGGCCTTCAGAAGAGCGCGGATTTTTGTTTCTAGGAGAACATCTATGCCTTGCGCAAGTAGCATCGAGGAAGCCATAGCACTAGCTGAGCACCGCTGGCCGGGACTTGATCTGCGCATCAAAACGCAAGACGAGGCGTGCGGGCCGTGTCCTATTTGCCACCAGGCGACCGAGGACGGGTTTCTGATTTTCTCCACGGGATACTTTTTCTGCCGTCCCGGGGGCCATGATGGGTGGCTGGACGATGACCAGCAGCGCGTGCTAACGCCTGAACAGATCGCCATCAGACGGCACGAGGCCGAGATCAAGCGAATGCAGCGCAAGCAGGCCGACCACGAGAAACGTCTCTCCGCCCTCGAGCGCATGGCGCAATGCAAAGACCACCTGGAGTACCACGAATGCCTTGACGATGCCGGACGTGACTACTGGCACAGTCAAGGCATTTTTGATGAGGCGATAGACCGCTACCTGCTCGGGTTCTGCTGGCAGTGCCCGACCGACACACAAGGCCGCCCGTCCTGGACGATACCCGTCGTCAACGGCGGCCAGCTCGTCAACATCCGGCACAGGATATGCCGACCGGGCGACAGCGGAGATCGTTACCGGCCCCATATGTCAGGACTTGGGAATACTTTGTTCAACGCCGACAACGTGTATGCGGACGTCCCCGAGATCGTCATCGCCGAGGGAGAAAAAAAGAGCATCGCGCTTTCGCAATACGGCTTCAACACCGTCGGCACGATGGGCAAGAGCGGGTTCCAACCGCCCTGGGCCGTGCGGTTCAAACGATTCGAGCGGGTATACGTGGCCTATGACCCGGATGCCACAGAAAAGGCCGCCGAGACGGCGCGGCTGTTTGGCAAAGCTGGGCGCGTGGTGGACCTGCCGTGCAAGCCGGACGACTTTTTCGCGCTGCACGGTGGGACGCCGCGGGAGTTTCAACGGTATCTGGACCTGGCGTGGAGGGTGCATTGAAAGAGGAGAAGAGATAATGATAGCAGAAATGAGCACAGGAGAAGCATTGGCGTCATTCTCTGACTCGGATCATATCCGTGCCGAACGTGACCATCTCAAGGCCGAACTGGAGCAGGCTCAAAGTGCGCTCAAGGCCCACATTGCATACTGGATCCATATTTATCACTGCCCCCTGTGCAGGTGTGGATTAGACTGTCAGAAAGAAATCGAGCACTTTGAGAATGCCAAGCAGGCTACCATTGCCGTGTTTCCGGGGGCGGCGATTGCGTTTGCAGAGCCGGCAGAGGAGAACTGATGGACCCCAACACACAACAGGCCGCCATCGACCTACTCGTGGCCATAGTGCTATGCATCAAGGCCGCCCTGGGCCTGGACGATGACGCCACGACGGAGGAGATGTTGCAAGAGATCATGCGGCTGCGACGGTTGGCGGGGAGGGCGAATTGACGAGCGTTGACTTGCGCCTGGGCGACTGCCTGGATGTGCTACCGGGGATTGAGGCGGGGAGTGTCAAACTGTGCTTTGTCGATCCGCCCTACAACATCGGCATTTTCTGCAAGATGACACCCGCCGACTATCTGGCGTGGTGCGAGCAGTGGATCGCAGAATGCGCCCGCGCCCTTGCGCCAAACGGTGCGTTTTGGGTGAGCCACAAAGACCCGCGCATCTTGGGCCGCATAGCCGATATGATAGAGACGCATGGCTATGGGCTGATCAACTGGGTGACGTGGGACAAGTACAACGACGCGGGCGACATGCAAGGTTTCATGGACGGCTACACCGTGGTTGACTCGTTGCGCTCCTTTCAGGTGATGGCCGAGTATCTCATCTACCACGCCGACGAGGGCGAATGGACGGCGCAATGCGACCGGGAACGCGGGTTCATCTTTGAGCCGCTGCGGGCGTACTTGGCGGGGGAATGGAAACGGGCGGGGCTGACACGGCGCGATCTTAACAAAGCCGTAGGATCGTCCTTGAGCGGTGGCGGGATGGCGTCACACTACATCGGTCTGACCACACAATGGTCGCTGCCCACACGAGAACATTACCACCAGTTGCGCGCCTATGCCAACGCACATGATCATGGCGGTGAGTACCTGCGGCGGGAGTATGAGGACCTGCGGCGGGAGTATGAGGACTTGCGGCGGGAGTATGAGGACTTGCGCTATACGTTCAACAACCCCGGCAAGGTATCCAGCGTGTGGCAATTCCCGCCCGCGCCGCGTGATCCATCGTGCCCGACGCCCAAGCCGCCCGCGCTGATGGAGCGGATCATCGCCACCACGAGCAACCCCGGCGACCTGGTGCTCGATCCGATGATGGGCGGGGGAACGACGGGCGAGGCGTGCGCCCAGTTGGGCCGCGACTTTGTAGGCATCGAGATCAACGCGCGACGATTCAAGGCTGCCCGCGCCCGCATCGAGGCCGCCCAGCGCGAAATGGTACAGCTCACCCTGGAGGTTTCGCCTTGACATTGAAAGCGCACATGTGGTATAATGGAAGACGATGTGGGGTGACGGCCCACGTCTGCAAGACTCAGAGCATAGATAGGCGAGAACCTGCTTTTTTGTCGGCGTTGCCCAAGTGGGCACGTCGCCCAAAGTCCTGTCTATGCTTTGGGCAACGTCGGCAAAAGGGCAGGTTTTTTGTTTCCAGGATGACAACAGGAGATCGACAATGAAAGACCCAACACCGACCGTACTCGAAATGGAAAGGCTCCACTTCAGCGGGAACATCGTACCGCATACGTGGTATCAGCATCTCACCAGGGAGAAGAAACACCGCGCCAAGAACGGGGAAATAGAAACGTACACATACCCCTACCTTGAGGCGATTGCCATTCTCTCCGACATCTGTTACTGGTACAGGCCGCGTGTCGTTCGTGACGAGGACACCGGGCACGTTATCCGATATGAACGCCGTTTCAGCGCCGACAAACTCCAACGGAGCTATGCCCAGTACGGCGACCTGTTGGGACTCAGCAAGGAACAGGCCCGCAAGGCCATCAAGTGGCTAGAGGAAAAGGGCGTGATCACGCTAGAGCTGCGCACCGTGTCCACACAAATGGGCAACCTTCCCAACGTCCTTTACATCGAGCCGGTTGTCTCCAAGATAGCCGAAATCAGCTATCCCGTCGGCCAAAGTCAATCAACTGACATATCCCTGTCAATCAACCAGGATACCCCCCCTCAATCAACCGATACAAATACAGAGACTACTCCAGAGACTACTTCAGAGACTTCAGAAGAAAAAGAAAAGAAAGACGTTTTTCCCGAATTCGAAAACCAAGACGCCGACATAGACCCCGATACTCTCTTCCCTGTTGGTGAGAAAAAAGATCACCAAGAAAAGCAGCAAGCCATAGAACCGTTCAAGGTTACTGGTGACATGGCGGCGGACATCCTACAAGGTGCCCGCCTGAAACAGCGGCGCAATGTTCCCGACTGGGCCATACGTGGGGCTGAAGGGCCGGACCCCTATTACAAGGTGCTCCTGGCATTCTGCAAAATGACCGCCCAGTCGGCGGAAGCCATGGGCGAAAAGATCGGGCGGGACTGGTTGGGGCAGTTTACGCAATTGGCAGAGGACAATGGCCTATCGCCGAGCCACCTGGTGCGGGCGCACGACATCTTACCACGCAAGGAGTGGGGTGAGTGGTTCTTGGAACACCACCAATGGACCGACCCGCACAAGACGAGCTACCTTGGTAGGCTGCGCATGGCAGCATCACAGATCCGTGACGGGGTGCTCGAACTGGCCCCCTTTGAGAACTGGAGTCACAGCCTATGACCGACGACAAGGCCAAATATCGCGAAATCGTACACTCGCCCGCCGACCTGGGCGTGGAAAAAGTCAAATGGGCCGAGCACATCCTGACCAGTCCCGGCGTTCCGTTTGGCATCAAAGACGTCGACGACAAGATGAACCCGGCCCACCCCGGTGATATGGTGGTCCTGTGCGGCCGGCCGGGCCATGGGAAGACCAGCCTGCTGGCCACCATCGCACGGGCCGAGGCGCGGCGCATCATAGCGCGAGGCCGCGAAAAAGAGGAAGCGGTATTCTATGTCACCTGGGAGCAGGTCGCCGAGGAGATCGACCTGATCCTCGACGCCAACGACGACTACACCGTGGCCGACATTATGCGCGGACGGGCCAACCTGGACGTGATCCGGGCGCGGGCCATCAAGCGGGTTAACCTGCCGATCTGGATCATCGGCGACAGCATCAGCCGGACCAGCACCAAGAGCATACGCCTGTTCACCGACGCGGTATGCACCGCTATCGAGCTGGCCGTGGAGGAGTTCGGCATCACGCCGACCCTATTGTGCCTCGACTACATCCAGATCATCCCGGTGCGCGAGGCGACAGAGCAGGTTATGCAAGTCCTGTACGCCGCCAAGCGGGCCAAGGAGCTGGCGAAGCGGATCGGGGTTCCGGCGTTTGTCGGCGCCCAGGCCCGGCGCGAGGTGGACGATCAAGAGTTCAAGATACCCACCACGAGAGACGCGCAGTGGGCCAGTATTATCGAGCAGGTGACGGATAAGTTCATTGGCCTATGGCGGCCCTGGTTGACCGACCGCGAGAAAAAGCCGATCCCGGTTGGCGGCGCCGAAGTCCCGATCACGGAGAACCTGATCATCATCCAGATGTCAAAGCAGCGGTTCGGCCCGGCGGGTTTCACCTGGGCCAAGCACTTCAACCCGGCGCAGCTCGAACTATGCGACCTGGAGTTGAGACGAGAGGAGCCGTACCTATGACGATCCAGTGGTTCTGTTTCTGCTGCCTTGTTACCCGGCGCTACACCTACAGCCACACCCGCACCGACGTGCGCGGCGTGGTATGGGACGTGTACCGCTGCCCGGTGTGTGGGAACCGGCGACAGGTGCCGGTGGGGGAGGGAGAATGAGACGCCGTTTCGGACCCAAGAGCACGCGGACATACAGGTTCGAGAAATGGTTGGGCAGAGAGCACCCGGCCCTACTCAGAGAATGGGAATACGAGGTGTGTCCGTATCTCGAACTGGACGAATGGCTTGAGCGCGACCACTGGCGGGTGTTGGAGGAATGGGCCGCGCTGCCAGAACCAAAAGAGGAGGGACACTAAATGTACAAAAAAACTGACAAAAACTCGGAATTGCGATATTGGCGACCAGAGCCGCAATTAGTCGATGGTATCTACCTGGCCATGCTCGTGCCGACGGTTGTCTATGTGCTGGGCGTCATTGTCTACAGCCTGGAGTCAATGACGGCCTTCGCGCCGACACTGGGTACGCAATTGTACGGCTCCGCGCTGATGGTGTTCGGCGGCGAGATGGGCACTATCGCCACTGTCATGGAGGTGTGGCGCAAGTGGCAATCCGATGCGGTCAACAAGTGGGACAAACTGGGCATTGCCATTTCGTTGATCGCCACACTCGGAAACCTGTTCGTCATTTTTACGCGGCAAACGGCATTGACGGTCTGGTGGGTGCCTATCGTCCGCAATTACGGGCCAATGGTGCTCCTTGCCTGTAGCGGTCTGGACTGTTACGCGACAGTGGTTGAACTTGGTTTCCGGCAGGCGTCATTTGGCGAGCGCTGGCAGGAATGGAACGACGCAAAGCACAATTGGGAGGCCAGGTACACGCGCAAGGAGGAAAACGCCGACGAACTGGCGGCGCTGTCGAAACAGAT